TAATGGCAAAATTATATCGCCAAAAGCATCAATTATTGCTTCGGTGCTTTTATACTGATTAAAGAACGGGAAATAGCCATTCTTGAGTAAACTTTGCTGTGATGTTAATATATTAAAAGTCTCCCCTAACCTTAAATCAAGTGGGTCGTTAATAACAGGCATTGTTTCCCGCACGTCTGAAGTGTTAGGTTCGTCTGGCAAGCCTACGGTTGCGTGTCCAGAATCAATAACATAAAAATGTTTATTAATAAAATCTATGACACCATCAAGCCAAACGCCAGCCCTACCACCGCCAGCCGTCCCTACCAAATCATACCATATGTGTATTATAACGGAATCATAACCAGGCTTTGCATAATATGTATCATAGTCATTTTCTACGGATAATGTTATATCCCCTTTGTCGCCTATCCAAAGCGTCCTGTTGCAAAAAACCAAGTTTTTATCACCATCAATATAAACATAAGCCCCATAATGCTTCATTAAATCGTCAAGGAAATCTTTTTGCTTAATAGCTGGGGAATCATTAGCCCCATAAGCAAGAAGATTTAATGTACCACTATCAATATATTCACCACGATATATTATACGGTTCGGATAAGCCGCAAAACCACCAAGCATTTGTAAATCTGTCAAATAAACGTTGAATTGCGAGCCACTTGCGTTGAGGTGCGTATATTGCAATAAATTGTCAAGGACATCAACTAACAACATATGGCTTGTCCTATATCCGTCCCTCAAAGAAAATGTATCGTTAATTGCGGGGGCGCTTATAACTTCTGTTATGTATTTCATCATACCGACGCACTTCAAAGAGATAGTTTCGTTTACTTCATCAATAACGGAAGAAGGGTAGTCAACAGTCCCCCAAAAATAACCAGGTATAAATATTTCTGTTCTTATCACAACAGAGGCAATATCGCCTTGTAGCCAATTATATGAACCATACTGCGTCTCTCTTATATTGCCAGGTATTTTTATCAATTTAATACTGCAAGATGAATCCATAAAAGAATAAGGTTTGTCATATTCTAAAGACAAATCTAAATCATAGTCAATAACATACTCGTCTAATTCTTTACCGACAGAAGTGCCGTCAATAAAATAATGAGTAAGAGTAATAGGCATTAACGTACCCTACTCCTTTCAACTTGTCTTTGCGCTTTCTTAAAATCAATTACAAATTTATCTTGTCTTGCTTCAATCTTCCCATTAATATTAATATTCATTCCTTGCCCAATCCTTGAACTCATAGCACCACTATTAAGCTGGTTAAATAAGTTCGTCTGTTGTCGCGTGTTAAGTATCATCTCCCCAGAATTAACAGCTATTAACCGTTTGTCGCCGATATAAGACGTGCCACCGACATAACCATTCGCTGCTGTATTGTCTGGGGCTATGAAATCATACTGAGAACCGCCACCCGATGGGCTTACAGTGCCTCCATCTGCGAATGGCATATTGAAAAGCATTTTAATACCCTTCACAATCGCCATTTCTACTGCAATTCGTTTTATCGTGTCAATTAACGCCTTACCTGCGTTTGCGCCAGATAAAAATGCTTGAGCCAAACTACTGCCTACCTGGTTAGCAAGAGAATCTAACGAAGCCATTAATTCTTTCGATTCATCTTGTTTCTTAATAAGCTCTACAAGCGCATCTATCTCTTTTCCGGTCTTTACAGCTCCATACTTTTCTGTTAAATCGGTCTTTAGATTAGCATATTTATCATTAGCCTTTGTTTTACCGGAAGCAATATCAAACTCGTGGATTAGCTTTTGCCTTTCAGCTTCAGCCTTAAAAAACTCTAACCCTTGTATTTGCGCTGCTTTTGTTTCATTTTCTAAAGAATTACGATAATCGTCTGCTTGCTTACCCCAATATCGAGAATATTCTTCAGTAACGCCCGCAACAAACTGAAGTCTCTCTATTGACATCTTCTCATACTTAGTTCCAAATTTTGACGAAGCATCTTCAAGCGATTTATAATACTCCTCTTCCGTGATTACACCAATATCAAATAATGCTTTTTTTCTGGAAATTTCCGCTTCGATAGCTTCCAGCTCGCGGTCTTTTACTGTGTTTGTTTCCCTATTCGCTGAGTTTGTTCTCCCGTCTAAATTAATATCATAACTTTTAATCGCTCGTTTTGTCAACTTTATTGTAGTTTCTAATTCTTTATATCTTTGCGTATGCTCAATTATACCATTAGAACCAACAGACATAGCATCAAGTTCGGCTTGCGCAAGTGCCTGTATTCCAACTATAACGGGTTTTGTCAAAGACTGTAAATCTTTCGCACTGACAATCCCTTGCGCAAATTTATATTTAGCAATCTTTTTTTCTGCTTCTTTATTTTCAAGATTGAAAATTGCGTCTTTTAGAGTTAAATATTTTGCCAAAGCATCATTATATTCTTCTTGGTTTTTAGAAAGTCTCCCAGTATCAATTAAATATTGTTTTGTTCTTTCCCCGCCCTCAGCCATCATTCTGGCATAGGATACCATCGTGGCTGTTGCTTCTCTAAATTTATCAATTATAATTTGCTTATCTTGTGTCAATAAAGATATTTTTTCTTTGAGGGACAAATATTCATCTCCAAGACTTTTAGCAACTTCTTTGCTTTTATTCATCATAAAAACGATAGATTGGAATGCAGTAACTGCAAGTGATAACGCCATTGTAATCCCAGCTCCACCAGACAAAGACCTTAATAACTCTTTGCCGAAAGATGACCCCATAGCTTTTGCTTCTATACTTGCGTTTCTCATACTATCAATCATTGGGTTTAAGTTGTTCCCAATCGCCATTACGCCCATTGCAAAATTTTGAAAAAAATAAGGAGAATCACGGATAACGTAATTCATATTGAGGATCGCCATACCCATATTAGCAGACCCACGAGTGGTTGCTTGTAGGTACTGACTATTTTTGCCCAACGTATTGTTTAGGTTATTTATATTGGTCTGCGCAGCTAAGAAAGCTGGCGTAGTCATATCAACAGAATTTCTTAATTTAGTCCAATAATCAATTTGTTGTGTGATAGCATTAATAGAACCAAGTGTTGTCGCTTGCCCTGTGAATCCAGAATACTTTCTGTCGTCTGCTTCTTGTTGTTTCTTTTTAACAGCTTCTATTAAAGCTATTTCTTTTGCTGATGCCTGTTCTGCAAGGGCAATATTCCTTTGGATAGAAGAATATTTTTTGGCATCGAGTTCCCCTTCTTTAGCACCTCGTCGTTCCATAGCACCAAGATGTGCTTGTAACGCATTTGTTTCTGAAGCTATTTCTTTTGCTGATGCCTGTTCTGCAAGGGCAATATTCCTTTGGATAGAAGAATATTTTTTGGCATCGAGTTCCCCTTCTTTAGCACCTCGCCGTGCCATAGCACCAAGATGTGCTTGTAACGCATTTGTTTCTGCTTCTTGTTGTCTGGAGAGTTGTTCTTTTGATTTTATTAAATTCTTTGTTTCGTTTATTGCACTTGTTATTGCGGTAGAAGCTCCATAAATAGATTGTTCTAACGTTTTGAAATCTTGCGACGCCGGTGCGAGTTTATCAAGCTCTTTTTTGGCATCAGAAAGAGATTTCTTCATCTTGCCAAGAGAACCATCTGCAAATTCTTCAACGCTTTTCTTTAATTTGTTTACGTTGGCATTCGCTTCGCCCGTGTTAAATTTTACAATTATTTCAAGTTGTTCAGCCACTCAATTATCCTTTTTATGAAATTCTCTTTCGACATAACCGTCAAACATTTTGAACATTTGTTTTTTTGTAAGTTCAACTATATCTTCGTTCCATATTTTATCCTGTTCAAGGAACGTATCAGATACAGAATGCACAAGATAATCAAACTCGTATTTATCTGGAAATTCACTAAAAATAGATTCTAATCTTAAACCGTCTGGGTCAATATTCTTAAAATCTTTGAAATCTTGTTTAAGTACAGTTATTTGTTCGTTGACTATACTAATCTTAAAAAAAAATCCTTTACGCCTTTTGACAAGACCTCTAAGTCTAAGTCTTCTAATTCTTCTTTAGATATTAATTCTGGGGACTGACCGTTTGGGGCATCTCTTTTGAATATAGAATTTACAACTCCTAACAATAATTCCTCGTTTGCATCGTCCCCAGACCCAAGAGTAATCTTGAAATTAAAATCCTTTAATTTGTTTTCGTCTGCAAAATCAACTTGCAACGTGTTTTTAAAGAATTTTAATACTCTTGGTGAAATTTTGGCTAAAGTGAATTTCTTGCCTTCGAATAATTCGTACATAATATCCTATCCTGTTATTTCGTAATATTTGCCTAAGCCTACGCAGTAGTTAAAGGCACAACGAACTCCTAAACTTCTGTGGTTTCTACTAACTCATAATATTTCTCAGCGTCAACAGTTGCAGTGTCTGCGGCACTTCCCAACGCGGTTGTAAGCCCAGTCATTGAAATAGCTGAATCGTTCTTTAAGAAATTAATCTCAAAAGGTATTCTCTTAGTTTTCGATTTTATTTCAAACATTGGTTTGACAACACCTATTCCGCCAAAAAATTCTTGCGTCTTGCCATTCATTGCATTTTTAGCCGTCATTTTATGATATATTCTATAATAGTAGCCGATAGTATTATCACGCAAAAAATCTAACAACTCAGTGTCTGTTTGCAAAAACACACCGGTTAATTTGACCTTTGTATCACCCGGCAAACTTGCGACGGTGTTTCCCGTTTCGTCTTGTCTATCCTCTGTTTCGGAAGTATAAGTAAGACCAACTTCGTCAACGAAACCCAAATCGTAAATAGTCGTCGGTGTTCCCCCCGCATCGTCAACAAGTTGTGCTTTAAGAACGCCACCACCGAACTTAACAATTTTCCCTTTATCTTTACCTAATGCCATAATATTTCTCCTTAGAAATTTGTGTTATAAATTATTTGAATATCAATAGTAAAAAAACCCTGCGTATCATTATCGTCAAGATACGGTGCGATACCTATCACTTCGGCATCAACAACATCTTCAATGCCTAAGTCTGGGTTGGCATCAAACAAGAGTTGTATATCATCATAAATCTTTTCCGCTTCTACGGTTAGCAGTCCATCTTTATTCGTGTCTTGCGAAGTCCTTAAATAACCAATTAACATTAAATTCCAAGTATGTTCTCTTAACGAATCATACTTCGTAACTTTTTCTGTTAATGGGGCAACTGCCAAACTTGGGAATTCGCTTGGGCTTAATTCTGCAAGTTCTGGAATTTTATTGTGGACTTTTACAATCGTACTTGAATAAGTCAAAGAAGAACCGATTTGCATAATAGAGATAGAGTTTAACGTGAACGTACCAATGAAATTTATGCAAGTCCCATCGCCATCTATGCTAATAGTTTGCGCCCCAATGTTCTCGAATAGATAAGTCCTATTGCCATACACAATCCCACTATGAAGCCCATAGGAGGCAATATCAAGGACTATATTATGGGTTAGACCATTCGTAAGCACCGCCCCAGTGGAAGCTGTTAAAAGCGATGTAGCCGTGAATAGAGAGCCTCCTACAACAAGATTACCGCTATAAATATTTGAAGTCCAATAACCGGTATCAGAACCAAATAGTCTGTCATCGCTGGCAGTAATTATTTCAGACGTACCAGTGGTCGTTGTTATCGTTGCAAGTTTTGCTTTTAACGATTCTAATATATCTCTACGTATTATCATTCCATTATTATCGGTTTACCGCTGAATAATTTCCCATTAAACTTCTCTTGTAATCTTTTCTTAACAATTAAATCAGCTCTTTTTATAACGTCTTTAATCGCTGGAGCAATAAAAGGTCTTCCTGGTATGTGAACTTTACCATCGCCATTTTTGTTTCTCTGATAGTTTGGGTCGTAATAGCCGAAAGATTTTATACTCTTAAATATTGCTCTCCACTGCTGTATTGTGGGAATCCAACTTTTTTCTGATGGATTATCGTGGAATGCAAGAATCTGACCTTCTTTACCACTGATAACTGTACTAACAATTATCTCTTTATCGTTACCACTATTTGTTATAAGTGAATTCATTAAAGCGTTTGACCGTATAGCACTTTTGATGCTTAACAAAGTCTGTGGTTTACCGCCATTACTTATCATATAGTTCTTAACAGCTGTACTTTTAATATCGTCTATTAAGTCCCGACCTATATCGTTAAACGCAAGCCACACTTGCCGCTTAACTATATCAATTATTTCTGTTGGTGAACTCATATATTGATATTTCTATAATATTGCATTTTGGCAAATATTTTCTTTTCGGCGTCTCTATCAAAATTATCCGATGAACTTGCCCCAGCTGTTTTATTTTTGCTCAAGAAGCCTAATCTTCCATCAGAGACAAAACTATCTTTGAATCTTAGAGCTAACAATTCTTTCAAGCCTTGTTTAATACAACCTGGAACAGTTGTGTAACCGGCAGCATAAACCACTTTAATATTCCCAACGCCATAAGGGAAGTATCCATTAACTAAAATAAGTTTAGAATAATCAACAAAATATCTATCATAATCTGTCCCCTCAATATATTCTACCCAGTCTGGGTCATCAAAATAATAAATATTTTTTATCGCCGTAATCGGGAACTGCGTTAAGATTATTTCGCTTGAATTGTCGCCGTGTAATACGTCTGTTACATCTGCGCTTTCAATGTCTCTATTAAGGTAATTTTTAACTTCATCTTCAATCTCTGTAATTTGACTTCCAATCCAAGTATCTAAACTTGTCTGTGTTATGCCCAAATACTTTTTATAATCTTCTAACGTATTAATCATAATTTTACCTTAATAAAGGGGTGGCGTTTCCACCACCCATTTTAATTAGCTTTATTCAGCTATTTTAATTGTTGAACATTCTCCAGGTTGCGCAAAAACGAAACCAACTCTACGAATAAATCTAAGAGCTGCAACATCGTTTTGGAACATCGAAGTAGCATCAAGATAAGCAGTATTGGAATATAAAGCGGAAACGCCTTTTTTATCACCAATAACAGCACTATTTAGGTTTCCGTAAACAACTAATGGTAACCCAGCTGTGTTTGAAGATACTCCGGGAGCATATTCAAATAGTTTAACAGGTACATCCATAATTGATGCCGGCTGACCAGCGTTCGCCGGTGCAAACAAAGGAACTCCGTTCAAATCTGAAAGTTTCTTGATAACACCAAGCACGCCTCTATGGAGATAAATTTTCCCACCGACCACCTTAGCTGGGTCAATATTGTAAATCATATCTACTATATTATCGTATGTAATAGATGACGGCGTAGCAACTTGTACTTTATTGCCAAAGGTGTGGGTTGTAGAAAAGATACCCGTAATTGGAGAACCAGTCCCAACGCAAAATTGGGAATCTTCCTCTTTGCCGAATGCTTTTCCGACCATATAATTTACATATCCGCCCCAGTCAATGATTGAGTCTTCCTCTAATTCACTTGTAAAAGGAACGATAGCTCCTTGTTTCTTTGCTACCAAACTTACTTGAGCCAATGATAGTTTAGATGAAGTAATCGCAGCGTTTTCAGAAACCCAATAAGAAGTGACACCAGCGTTCTCCTTATTAATATAAATGGTCTCAGCTTTCCCCATAGGGACTACTCTACATTCTGGTCTAACTTGAGCATACGATTCAGCGATGCGGGCAATTTCAACGCTTGTTACATCAGGAACTAAATAAGCTCCATCTGCGGCAGTCGTTTCATTGTTCGGGTCAACTGCTTTCGTAATAGCTTCAAGATTTCTCGAAAGCATAGCTTTTACAAATTTACCTGTACGATATTTTGGGTTCAAACTTAATTGTTTTGTTTCGTCATCGTCTGGAACGATACGGTGTCTTACATCTATTTTATCTAAACCCAAATCTTTAATTGCAGAATTTACGGCTTGTTTACCAAAGTCCGCAAGCTGCTGTTCTGTCATTACAATATTCTCTGCCATAATATATTCTTCCTTTTTAATTTTATTATTGTTTTTATTAAGACTTACCTTTGAATCGGCTAACTTCTCCAAATGCGACTTTTTTGGCTAAAGCATTAAAGTCATATTCTGAAATCTCTACCTTCTTGGGCTGGTCTGGTTCTATTTTCTTTTCTAAAAGTTTAGCTTTTAATTCTTTAATTTCAGCTGAAAGCTCTAAAATTTTATTTTCAAGTTCATCTAAGCTGTCTTCGTTACAATTTAATTTCACCAATTCGTTCAAATCTTCATTTGCTTTTTTAAGTTGGTTCAAATCGGATTGAACGCTTTCCATAAATCCTTTAATGTTAATTTCTGTTGACGCCTTTAATAGTATATCATTCCCAACAGCAGATTTTACAAAAGATTTAGCCTGGTCTAAAGCATCAAAGTTCATAGCTAATGGGGCTGAGGAATATTCCAACAATTTTGCCTTATCAATAAACAAGGTCTTAGAAACCTCATCATATCTTGCATCGTTTTGCGATACCTGAATCCCAACAGACCAAGTATTAATAATCCCTTCAAGATATAAATTATAAATATCATCTGAAAATAAGTTCGTTTTGCTAAACTGCGTCTTAGCAAGATAACCTTTCTCGTCGGCTTTTGACCACAAATTCTTCGCTATCGGCTGGTCATAATTATGGTTGTAAAACACGGTACGATATTTGTTAAAAATTTCTGCATCTATGCCGTGTTGATTAACTACATCGCCACCCCAATCTTTTGTCGGTGTAGAAATATAATGAATTATTGACTTTTCTTCTCTGAGCGTTTCTATTGGTTCTTGCGTAAAACTTAAAGTTTTTAATTCGTTAGAATCAACATTTGATAATATGTCTGTAAAAATTGTTTTTGCCATAAAATTCTCTCAATTTATGTTGTTAAAATAAGTATTTTCATAACATTTGTCAAGTAAAAAAAATATTAAACTCCTAAATCTTCATACCAATCGAATATTACGATAGCTTCGGTTTCGGAAGTAATATAATTGCTTGCACTTGGTAACATTTTATACTCCTATAAAACATCTACAATTAATAGTATTAGCCGCTGAACCACTTGGGTCTCCTGGATACTGTAAGAATTCACCACCAACAAAGAATGGGTCTAATATACCAACTGTTTGGTTATCTGCTAAAAAGTGCATATCTCGTTCTTTCCCATCTCTCTGAGTTATCCAGGTTTTCGATGTAGCACTATTATCAATTAAAGCCCTTAAAGCACCATAATTAAACGCCTGAGTTAATGAAGTCGTCGTAATTGACGGAATGCGTTCGACTATGGCTTGTTTATATGTATCACTTAATATTTTCTGAATATCAAACTTGGTTAAATCTTTCCCTTGTATGGCTTCGATTAACTTCTTCTTTGTGGTTTCGTTTACTTTTGTACTTAACTTGGTCATTTTAGTAAGTTCATCTTTTACATTTTGCAAATTAATGCCACCTTGTAGTTTATATCCTTGCTCCATAGCACGCGTAAAGTAATTCTCGACCATATTTATCCAGATTATCTTTTCGTCTTCGTTTTCAAATATATTAATAATATCATAAAACGATTTTACATCTAAAGCATTTAATAATCTTTCGTGTTGTTTATTAAAATATTTTTCCAACTCTTTTGCGAAAGAAAAACTTAATTTCTTGTGTCTCCTATTAAATTGTTTCCAAACCAAATCACGTTGTTCGGAAGTATATGCTTTATTCCCTTGAGTATCCACTTGGTTCGCATCGTTAGGATTATCTTCATTATGTGCGATGCCATCGTTTGGTTTGTCTTGAGGTTTATTCATAACATCGTTCGGTATTTGCCCAAGCTGTTCTCCTGTGTCTAACCGAACCAAAGCACCGCCAACATTAATTATTGGCACGTTAGCTAATTCATAAGGGAACTTTTGGTAGTCATCTTCATTCCTCATTTCATTGATAGTTATAGCCCCAACACTAAACTTAGATTTATTAACATTAGACCACATCTCTACATCTCTTGGGGCAATAACATCGTGTTTAATAATTAATTTTTTATCCCCAAACTCTTCTTGTACTTGTTGCGTAAAGACTTCGTCTGTATAAGTTAATACTGGGTCAACAATACCGCTTGCAAATTGGTATTG